GAGGCCGCCGCAAGATGAGCCCGTGGGTGATCAGCCGCTATATGAAAGTCGCCGGCGAAATCTATGGCCGTGGGCCGCTAATGACCGCCCTGCCAGACATCAAGACGCTGAACAAGGTCAAGGAGCTGCTGCTCAAAAACGCATCCTTGGCCGTGGCCGGTGTATATACAGCAGCGGATGACGGAGTGCTCAACCCGAATACGGTGAAGATTCTCCCTGGCGCGATCATCCCGGTGGCCAGGAATGGCGGCACGCAAGGCCCAGCCCTGCTCGCCCTGCCCCGCTCTGGCGACTTCAACATTAGCCAGTTGGTGATCAACGATCTGTCGGGAAGCATCAAGCGCATCCTGCTCGATGAGTCGCTGCCGCCCGACAACATGAGCGCCCGGTCGGCCACCGAGATCGTGGAGCGGATGAAGGAGCTGGCCCAGAACCTGGGCTCTGCCTTTGGCCGACTGATCAACGAGACCATGATTCCGGTCACCGCCAAGATCCTTGAGGTCATGGATGAGCGCGGCCTGATTGACATGCCCCTGCGAGTCAATGGGCTGGAGGTCAAGGTCACGCCTGTCGCCCCGCTGGCCATGGCCCAGAACATGGAAGAGGTCAATTCCATCATGCAGTACATGCAGATCGCTCAGAGCTTGGGCACCGATGGCCAGCTTGTGATCAAAACAGATGTGCTGGTGGACTACCTGGCCGACAAGCTGGGCGTGCCTGCCTCTGTGCGCAACACCGCGGCCGAGCGTGCCGTGCTTATGGAAGAGATGCGCAACCAGCAACAGCAGCAAGCCATTGGCCAAGCCATGGCCATGCAAGCCCAGGCCGGTGGCGGCATGCAGGCTCTGCCAGCCCCTGAAGGTATGGCAGCATGAGCTGGGATGAATTAGATGCCATTGGCCAGCCCAGCGATATACGCGAGGTTGATCAAAAGCGCGAGGATCTGGTCAAGCTGACTCTGCGGGTGTTCGGGTCAGAGGATGGCCAGAAGCTGCTTGAGTGGCTCAAGGACATGTATGTGAATGTGCCTATCGCCACACCAGGCACAGACCCCTCATACGCTTTCTATGCTGAAGGGCAAAGACAAGTGGTGAGGGACATTGAGGTGCGGATTAACACAGCAAGGAAACTATGAGCGACACAGCAACCGTTGAGCCCGGTGCAACCGGCCTACTTGACAATGTGCAAGTGAATGACGAAACCCAGCCAGAGAACCCGCAAAACACCGAAATCAGTCACAAGGCTGCGGATCCCAGCGCCCCCGAGCCCGAGGATCCCCTAGAGCGGCCAGACTTCTGGCCAGAGAACTTCTGGAAGAAGGACTCCAACGAGCCCGACCTAGAAGGCATTGCCAAGTCTTGGTCAGATCTGCGTAAGCAGATCAGCCAGGGCAAGCACAAAGCGCCCACAGACGGCAAATACGACCTTCAAGCCTTTGGCGAAGAGGCAGACACCAACCCCATCGCCACCACCCTGTCAGGCTGGGCCAAGGAGAACGGCCTGTCACAAGCCGCCTTTGATGACCTGGTCGGCAACTTGCAGACCCAAGCCAAAGAGCTGATGCAAGGCGACATGGTTGACCCAGCAGCCGAGATGAAGCAGCTTGGCCCAAAGGGTGGAGCTATCGTCAACGGCATGGTGGATTGGGCTCGCGGCCTGGTCAACAAGGGTGTCTGGTCAAAGGATGACTTTGAGGAGTTCAAGATCATGGGCGGCACCGCCCGTGGCATCACAGCCTTGATGAAGGTGCGTGAGGCCTACGAAGGCCGGGTGCCAATTGAGTCTACCCAGCTTGAGGGTGCCCCCAGCCAAGAGGAACTGTACGCCATGGTCGGGGATCCACGCTACAAGACAGATGCTGCGTATCGGCAAAAAGTTGAACGGATGTTCGGCCAGTACGCCAAATAAATCGGGGCACTCCACCCCGTCTGCCGCAAGGCAGTTGCCCTTAGACCTGGCCTCGGCTGGGTCTTTTTTTTGTACAAATACCAACACAAACTGTTAAATTGTGTACAATAAAGGTAAGGCCCACCGGGAAACCGACCCCCAACCGCTGCGGATGCAGACGAATGGCTGGCGTAACCAGCAAGCACAGACCCGGATTACCGGCCCACCAGCGCGACAAACCCTGATCAACAACCAAATGAGGTATCAAAATGAGCGTTTCTCTATCAAACGCCTTTGTGACACTATTTGACGCAGAGGTTAAGCAGGCATACCAAGGCAAAGCAATGCTGGTAGCTGCTGTTCGTCAGCGCCGAGGTGTCGAAGGCTCCACTGTTAAGTTCCCCAAGGTCGGCCGAGGCGTAGCTACTGCTCGCGTCACCCAGACCGATGTCACCCCAATGAATGTTGGGTTCTCCACTGTCACTTGCACACTGTCTGACTTCAATGCAGCGGAATATAGTGATGTTTTTTCACAACAGAAAGTCAATTTTGACGAGCGCTCTGAGCTTGTGCAAGTTGTCGGTAACGCAATTGGTCGCCGCCAGGATCAACTGATCCTTGATGCACTGATCGCTGCCAGCAGCACCGGCACCGTGGCAAATTCAATTGGTGGTGCAAACACCAACATGAATATTTCCAAGCTGCGTGAAGCCGCAAAGATCTTGAACACCAAGAATGTGCCAGCCGAAGGTCGCAACATCATCATCCACGCCAATTCATTGGCATCGATGCTTGAGCAGACATCTGTTACTAGCTCGGACTTCAACACTGTTAAAGCTCTGGTTCAAGGTGAGATTAACCAATACATGGGCTTTACATTCCATGTGCTGGGTGACCGCACTGAAGGTGGCTTGCCCATCGATGGTTCCAGTGACCGCACTCTGTTCGCATTCCATAAAGATGCGATTGGCTATGCAGAAGGTATCGCTCCAAAGACCGAGATCAACTACATCCCAGAGAAGACCAGCTATCTTGTCAATGCCCTGTTTAGCGCAGGATCCATTGCCATCGATAGTGAAGGTATTGTGAAAATTACCGCACGCGACACAGCGGCTGCGTCTTAAAAGGAGGGTCACGAAATGGCTTTTTCTAGCACTGGTCTTGTGACCGTTTGCGCTTCCAAATCTGGAAACGCGCCCAACATGTATCTGTATAAGACAACAGATACTCAAGCCACAGTTAACACTGTGAGCTACTTTGACAGCATTGCAACGCTGTTAAATGTGGGTGACATTATTTTTGTCTATGACGCTACTACACCAAGTTTGGTGTTGACTTATGTCAATGCTGTGTCCTCGGCTGGTGTGGTTGACATCGCTGACGGAACTACCGTGAGCGCAACTGACACCGACTAATCGGTGTTCAGTCAACTGGGCCATCTTCTGGGGATTCTCGGAGGATGGCCTTTCTTACATTGAGGGGTTCAAATGGCTGCTGGTGACACTGGTGTTTCGATCTGCTCTGATGCCCTCCTCCTGATCGGGGCAAAGGCAATATCGTCTTTTAATGACGGCACAGATGAGTCGAGTGTTTGCGACCGCCTGTATCCCGACATCCGTGATTCCACCCTGGTCATGTACCCGTGGACTTTTGGAATGAAGAAGGTGCAGCTAGCTCAACTGATCACCACCCCAAACAGCGTATGGCTGTACGAATACCAACTGCCCGGCGACCGACTCGCCAGCCCTCGCGCCGTCTATGAGACCGCGCAGCCAGGCGCTCGCCCAAGGCAGGATTGGGAGATCCAGGGCGACAAGCTCCTGACCAATCAGCCCGAAGTCTTCATTGACTACCAATACAGCGTGCCAGAGTTTGCGATGCCGCAATACTTTGTGCAACTGCTCAAGTACATGGTTGCATGGCACATTGCCGAGACCGTGACCGAGCAGCAAGACAAGTCTGCCAAGTGGCAGCGGGTTGCTACTGGCGACATCTCTGAGAATGGCCGTGGCGGCTACTTCCGCACTGCTGCCCAGATTGATGGCCAGAACAATCCCGTGCGAGTCATTGAAGACTACAGCCTGATTGCAGTGAGGAACTGATGCCACGCTTTGTCGAGTTCACCACCAACTTTGCGACCGGCGAGCTTGACCCATTGCTGCGTGCAAGGGTTGACCTGGCTGCCTACAACAATGCGCTGGCCAAGGCCACCAATGTGCTCATCCAGCCCCAGGGTGGGCTGCGCCGTAGGCCAGGCACCAAGCACATCTTTGAGCTGCCCAATTCTTCTTCTGGTGCATCTAGCGCAGGCAATGGTGTGCGGCTTGTGTCTTTTCAGTTTTCGGTGACCGACAGCTACATGTTGTGCTTTACACACAACCGCATGCATGTGATCAAGAATGGTGCAATCGTCACCAACATCAACGGCACTGGCGACAGCTTTCTGACCACCACAATTACCAGCGCAATGGTGGACGACATGTGCTGGACTCAGTCTGCTGACACCTTAATTGTTGTCCACCCTGACCTGTCGCCTGCCAAGATTGTGCGCGGTGCCGCAGACAATTTGTGGACGGCCAGCACAATTACTTTTGACAGCATTCCCAAGTACGCATTTACGCTGACCTCAAGCAACCCAGCGGTAACTCTTACGCCAAGCGCTGTGTCTGGCAATGTCACACTGACAGCAAGTGGTGCCGCATTTGCGGCTGGAAGTGTTAATCAATATGTGAATGTAAACACCCAAGGCCGTGCGCGTATTGTTGAATTCATCAGCACCACTGTGGTTAAAGCTATTACCGAATATCCGTTTTTTGACACCTCTGTTGTGGCATCAGGCGGGTGGGAGCTTGAGGCTGGGTATGTTGATGTCTGGAGCGCTGCTAAAGGTTACCCGACCAGCGTTTCATTTCACGAAGGCAGGCTCTACTTTGGCGGCAGCAAGTCTCGGCCATCAACGATCTGGGGTTCCAAGATTGGCCTATTCTTTGATTTTGTCCCAACCGAGTCGCTGGATGATGATGCCGTTGAGGCGACCTTAGACACCAACGACCTCAATGTCATCACCGACATCATCTCTGGGCGTGACTTCCAAGTGTTCAGCACTGGCGGCGAGTTCTTCATTCCGCAGGCAGGGTCTGATCCGGTTACCCCGCTGACCTTCACATTTAAGAATGTGAGTCGCAACGGCATCAAGCCTGGCACCCGAGTGCAGTCGGTGGACTCTGGCTCGATCTACATCCAGAGGCAGGGCAAGTCGCTCAACGAGTTCATCTTTAACGACACTCAGTTGACCTACATCACCCAGCGCATCTCGCTGCTGTCTGGGCACTTGCTCAAGGGGCCGCAGAGGGTCGCCCTGCGCAAAGCGTCAAGCACAGAAGAGGCTGATCTGCTGCTGATGACAAACACCGATGACGGCAGCATGGCAGTGTTCAGCATCATGCGCAGCCAACAGGTGACTAGCCCGTCAGAGTTCCTGACAGATGGCCTATTCATTGATGTAGGGGTAGATGTAAATGTCATCTATGCGGTAACCCAGCGTGTGTTCAATAGCGTAACTAGATTTTTTATTGAGCAGTTTGACTACGCATATTTCACCGACTGCGCGTTTGTTGGTGGTGCCGCAGGAAGTGCCAGCAGTTTGCCCCATTTGGGCAAGTCGCTAAATGTGATTACTGATGGCTCTCCTCAAGGCAATGAGATTGTGAGCGGTGGTGGCAGTATTACCTTTGACAGAGCAAGCACGACAAGCTACGAGGTTGGCCTGCCGATAACTGTCTACATCAGAACCATGCCTGCCGAGGTCAAGCTACAAACCGGCAGTCGGGTGTCGTTCAAAAAACGCATTGTTGAGATCAGCGCCGTGGTCAACGAGACCCAGAACATGATCATCAACAACCAGCCGGTGGCCTTCCGACTCTTTGACAACCCACTGCTGGACGACCCAATCCCAGAGTACACCGGGATCAAGCGCGTCAATGGGGTGCTTGGCTACAGCCGAGAGCAGTTTATTGAGGTGTCTCAAGACTTGCCGGTGAAGATGAATTTGCTGGGCCTCGACTATCGCGTGGCTGTTTTCTCAGGGACATGACATGGCAATAACACCTGGACAAATGTCAGGAATCGCAGGAGCTATTGGAGCTTATGGCGCAGCCGAGGCTCAAAAAGCTGCCGCGATAAATCAGCAGACCAGCTACTTGCTGCAAGCCCGAGACACGCTGATGGTGGCCGAGGTGCGTGCCGACATGAGCGAGCAGTACGCCACTATTCAAGCTGGCCGCACGGTTAAGAAGGCTGAGATTGAGGCGCAGAT